CAATCAGCATTTGCTCAAGAGAAGTCTCGTTGAGGTCAGCGGCGGTTGACAAAAGGTTACGCTGGTTCCCTGAAAGGGACGGGTGAGCCGCAGAGCAGAGAGCGGCACCATCTCCAACAGGAGAACCGGTGCTAAAGGCGTTATTCAGAATTGAAGCGGCCTTAATCTGCTTGGTCTGGGACATGGATCGTGCCAAAGCACGGGTGTAACGAGAAGCAAGGCGGTCATACAGGTTGTCCTCAATCGCCTCTTCGGTGATTGAAAACGCCAGTGCAATCGTTTCGTGAGTATAACGTGCAGTAAATGTCTCCTGCGCGTCATCAAACGAGATGGCACCACCCTCTGACTTGACCGGCGCAGTGCCGAAGCCAGACAGCATTACTTCTTCTTCAAAAGCACGATCTGAAGTCTCTTCTTCAAAGATTTCAGCGTGTTCCTGTTCGTAGCGATCATACTCAAGTCCAAAGAGAGCGTTAAGCCCCGGCTCAAGTTCCTTCGCCAACTGTGCGCGAGAAATAGCCATTACTTAATCCCCCTTAAATGCCGGTTGAGTCGGCAGTGGTTTGTGAAGCAAAACCACGTGTGCCAGCGTTGAAATGAGCGTTCAATCGAACAAGCAGATGGGCACCCGCAGACGAATAATCATTGTTAGCATCATCGTCAACCAAGCCTACGATACGCAATGGTAGCGTTGCAGTAACAGCAATACTGCTTACAGAAAGCTGGGAATTTGACTTGCCTGTATCGGTAGAACCAGTACGAGCAGAAGTTCCCAAGCTTGCGTTAGCAAAAACAGCCGTTAATGCAGTAGCTCGGTCAGTGAGGGTAGCATCCGCCGCTACGACGAACAGTTGATCGGGGTTATCTGCCACAAGAGCCTTTACCGGGAAGTTGGTATCAACAGATACGCTCCCTGATCCGGGCCAATAATTAAGAAACACAGGTTTCTTTTGTGTGGCATCTTGATATTCAACCCCTACTAGAACGCCAAGGGCTTGTGTAGTGCCGCCACTTGTAGCTCCAGCTTGGTCTATTACGCCTGCGGCAGTGGGAACACAAATGCTTCCGTTAAAAATAGCATTGGTATTGTTACTAGCAATTTCATACTGAGTAACGCCGGTGCTGTTAACACCGCTTCCTACAAGACCTACAGGACGAAGACCAAAGGCAGTTTCTTGATTTGCCATGGTTTAGTTCTCCATTCTGTGCGGCCCTATTTCTTGGGGCCGCCAAAAGTTACACGACTCTGACGCTCGGGTTTTCCGATTGTCATCGTTGGATGAGCGTTTTCTCGCATCATATCGCTTTCAACAGCTTCAATTTGGTCCGCGTTACGTTGAGAAAAATACTCAGCGCGTTCCTCTACTGTTTCCAACGGTATACGAGCGAGCATCAATCCGCCAACACCAAACACACCCTCATATTTACCCGAATCAATTACCGGTGCTTCAAAATCTGGATACTCATCTTGGCGAACAAGCTCATAGCCTTCTCGCAGTCTTGCCGAAATATTCTTGGTGTCGTCAAAACCCCTTACTTCGGCGCGTATCCAACGATGTTTAAAGCCCTCTGGTGCGGGCGGTGCGTCTAACATAGACGGGGGAGTCCAAGGCTTACGCCGTCCCTGTTTCTCCCTTGACGCTGTTTCACGTGAGGAGCGGTCGATGCCCTCAAAGCCTTTCTTCTCTGCGGCCATCTTCTTACTCCTTTACGTATTTCGCGTATTCTTCAAGCGGCACTCCCAATTTTTTCGCGATTGCTACTTGGGTCTGAGAGAGTTTGACCCTTTTACCACTGCGCCCAGTTTTGGTGGAGCGTGAAACACCGGCAACATTCTGAGCGGGCTTGCGGCCAGTAGATTGCTCCTCTCCAAATTTATGCGGAAACTCCCGCTTAATTCTAGAGTCCAATTCATTGTAGTAGTCATCTCCTTGCGGGTCAAACCCCTCTTCTTCCACTAATTTTTTGTGGATTCCAAAGGCGGCAAAAGTCATTGCCTCATCTCGACCAAACCAAGAGTTTTTTTCTGCCCACTGCTCCGCTTTGGGATCAGGCCTTTGAGGTTGTTGGGGGGCTTGTTGTTGCGGTGCGGCTTGCGGGGCCTGTTGTTGCGGCATAAGTTCCTGATTGGCTTGAGATTGTCTCTGCGCTTGTGCGTAGTTATTTGCCGCAATAGAAATTTGTGTTAGTTGTTTTTGAGCTTCTACGGTAGCTTCTGGATCTCCTAGCTCTACCGCTCTTTTTAATGCGGCTTCCGCTTGCGCTTGTTCAAGTTCAATGCGCTGACCGTGTTCTGCCATAAAACCTTGATCAAGGTTTTGCATACGTTTTCGGATTTGCTCTGATTCAGCCTGCACATTTTGTGCATATTTAATGGCTTCTTCTTCACGACGTTCAGCTTCGCGCATTTTTTTGGTCAAACGATTAATACGCTTTTGCACAGATTCGCTGTACTCAGCAATCTCATCGTCTGGCGAGGTTTCTTGTTCTACCTCAACTGCGGGTTCTTCTGGCTCAGGCGTCTCTTCTGGTTGCTCAAGCTCTACCTCTGTTTCTTCGGCATCTCCGACATCTAATTCAAACTGAGGCTCTTCGGCGGGTTCTCCCATGGTGCTTCTCCTTTACAAACTAAGAATGTCTTCTGGATCGTCAATAGTCGCTAAGATTTCGTCATCATTCAAAATCCTGCACTCCCCGCCGTCTATGCGGAAACGAGAGCCAGCATAACGAGCAAAAATTACCCACTGTTTTTCAGTACACCACGGACCGTCCGGGAACTTGTCAGCATCCTTATAGCAAAGAGGGCCTTGCTTAACGACATATCCCACAACAGTCTGAAGCTGAGTGTCGTTCAAAACTTGATTTGGGATGTAAATACCGCCTTCAGTGGTTTCTTTACCGCGATATGGGAGGATTAACATGCGCCAGCCGGTGGGCTGTGGCATCCGCTCCAAAAGACTTTTATCCATGGCCTCGGGGTCGAGTACCTTGGGCTGGGGGGCTTTGTAAAGGGATTTGACGCCTTCTGCGGCGGCGTCTAAGTCAATTTCTTCAGCTAGATCAGTCATTTAGTTGCTCCTGTTTTTCTAGCAGGCCCGAGAGTTCCTGTGCTACATAATTCAAAGCCGATAGCTCACCCATAAGGTTTTGGTACTGCTCCATCGACTTTACGCTATTGTTTTCTAACAATTCTAAGACTTGTGTGCGGCGCTCCTTTATAACCTTTTGTATAAATTGAGCTAAGTATAACGAGTCCACATGCGCTCCATCTCAGAAAGTCGTATGTATATACCACGACAGTCTAAAAGGGGCAACTAATATGTCCACATGACAGGTCCAGTGGTGCGAATGTCCACGTGAACAAACGTCTTTGCAACACCTATGCCGCCAAATCCCAATTTTAACGCTTCTTCTACAATTTTCCTGCGTTCAATACCGTTATCTGCATGAATATCCGCCGCAATGCCCTGTGCATGAGTGCCGGGTTTTACTTTGGCTTTCTCAATGGAATGTTCCGGAGAACGGTAACCTGAAGTAATATGAAAGGGAAAATTACACGCTTCGCGAAGCTCATCCAAACGCGTAATAAAATCTGGGACAATTTTATTTTCGCCAGTTTCTTGACAAACAAATTCTTCTTCTTTGAAGTATTTGTAGGTCACTCTTTCTTGCCTAAGAACAAACCAAAAGCGGCAGTTAACGCGCCTGTCATCACAGACACCAGCGCCGCCTGCTCGGGATTAGGGTCAGGCAGAGACATAAACCATTCAACAACGCGATAAGTCATGGCGATCATCGCGAACATCAATATCCGTGGGATGATGCGCCATGCGTTAAGCTGTTCTGGTGTCATTTGTTGCCCTTCAGCTTCATCAGTTTGTCGGCACCACGGATGCCGAATGAGGCAGATACTGCAAGAAACAATAAATATTGATACCAATCTGGCAGAGTATCCAAAGCAGAAAAACTGTTAGAAACGCGCTCAAGAATAGCGGGATCATCAACCACAACACTATAACCAAGGCAAAAGAGAGGGACTGCGAGAACAATAGTCCAGAACTCGTCCTTCCAACTACTGGCAGAAGCCGCCGCCATCTTGCTTTCCCAATCGGCATCATTCTGTATTACCTGTAGTTTTGCTTGGTGCTTAGCTTGCGCTTGCTCATGTTTGTTATTGAGAAAGCCGCCAACAAGATTAGCAACCGGCCCTATCAGTGCTTGTAGCATCAAAACCCCCTAAATTAAGCGTTAGTGAAGCGTGAGCCACGTAAAGCCGCCCCCATACCACGTTTTTTGCCGGTAGTTACCTTGGCAAACGTAATATCCGGAGTCTTTTCTTCCTTTGCTACAGCGTAAGGGATAGAGCCTTGACCTTGAATGTCGGCCTTGGCTACAGGGTTTGGGGGGTTCTTGGGCGGTGCGCCGTCTACCTTAACTCTCATATCAATTACCTCGTTTTAACAATTCACGTTGTAAAGCCGCGTCGATTCTAGCCTGCGTCTGTCGTTCCTGACTAGCAAGCCGTTGCTGGAACTCAGTCTGCTTGTTAGCCATACGCTGTTGATCCATCTGCAACTCTGCCTGATCCATCTGCAAATCGGCCTGTTGCTTCTGAGCATCCAACTGAAGCTCCTGTTGCTTGAGTTGCACCAGCGGGTCGCCTTGGTTCTGGCCCGTGATCTGTGCCGTAAGCTGTTTCAGCTTGGCAAACTCTTGTGCGTTGATCTGAGCGACCATGGCTTCTAGCTCAAGCTCTAAATCCGCCGTCAATGCCTGACCACCTGTTTGTTGCAAAAGTTGAGCCGTAGCAAGCTCTTGACTCTTAATCTTAACGTGTTCCATTACGTGCTTCTGCAACGAAATAGCCGACTGCGGCAACGCCTGAAGTGTCCCAGAAGTGCCAAATGTCAGGTGCGTCAGGATATGAGCATCGTGATCCTGACCTTCAAACACCTTGAGTTGTACGCTATCCAAAGCGTCAATGTTCTCTTGAGCAGGGTCTTTTGGTATCGGATCGTCTGAAGACGGCGCTATCAATATCTTGTCTACGTCATTGACCCCCAAAGCCTCATACATGCGACGATAAGCTTCATGCAAATCGTGTATTTGCGGGGCCTGCATGGCCATCTGTAGCTGGGCTTGTGCCAGTGAAATGCGCTGTGCCTGCGAGAAAGAGTTGGGATTTGATACCGGAACCACGTCTATCCGGTCATCAAAGTCCCGTTGCATGATCGCACGATCACCCCCCATCACTGCATAGGGGTACTCCTGCGGTAAATACTCGGACATTACCCGCGCAAGAAGCTTAAACTCCTGACGCATCCCATAGTGCAGACGCTTATGCACCGCACTCATGACCCGTGAGCCCTGTTCCAACAACGCTACCGTCGTGCCGACAGCCGCCTGTTGGTTACCATCGCCCACTTTCATGTCTGTAATCGTCGCAAACCGACGACCCGCATCCACCACAAAACCCAAAAGCTGGAACAATGTGGTGTCCGGACCCTTGAACGGCAACGGCATCAAAGAGTCTCTGATAGCCCCACCGGGCGCATCTACGTCCCTGAACTCACCGGGCTGTAGTGGCTCCTCATCGTCCCTGACCCGTAGGCCACGAGCTTTGAAGCCTGCCGGTAGATTCGACAACGTACCCGCATCAATCAACTGACGTAAGGCCGCAGTGGCTGTGCGAGACAGGCCACCAATGGTATGAATCAAACCAAGGCCGTAAAATCCAAAACCGGGCAAAAACTTGTAGTGCACGAAATACTGAATCTTTTTCTTTACGTCGTCTTCTTCTTTAAAATTGCGTCGAATAGACAGCACTTGGCCGCTATCTTCGCTTATCGTGACGATATACGGAACTTTGATGCCCGTTGGCTCGCCATCTTCCCCCGTGTCTTCAAAACCTTCTAAGTCCAGATTGACATGGCACTCAAGCAAAGTGCAGTCATAATCCAGATTGCTGGGCTCTACCCCGTCTAATTTATTGATCTCACCCGTAATCTCGTCTTCTGCGCCTTGCGCCGGAATAACGGGGATGTCTCTATAAAACCCCATGACCTGCCGAATACGCAGATCATTCAAAGTCATCTTCACGACTTGAGTGATGTTTTCACAAGAATCTAAATCACTGGCACCATACGGCACCACAATGTCCTCTGCGGGGACAAACTTACTAACAGCGCGATTTATCGCCTCGTCATAGTAAACTTTCTTGAAAGTAGAACCGGCCAGCGGCAGGTAAAACAACATCTGGTCAAATTCAGGCGTGTATTCCTCCATCACGTTGGTGATGTAGTAGTTCATAAACTCTTTTACACGATACGCCTGCTCTTCGTTTTCTCGCGTCTTTTCACCAATAATCTGGGTGCGAACAGGCCCTGACGGCGGCAAAAGCTCGTTAAATGCTTGTGCCTGAAACTGTGTGGCCGCTTCTGCAAGCAACGGATGAGTTACGCCTGTGGCCCCTCTAAAAGGCATTGTGCGCTCTTCATAGTTATATCCCAAAAGCTCCAAGCCCTTGGAATACGCATCTTCCCACTCAGAACGCGAAGATTTGTTAGCGTCAAACTCACTCAGAAGCTCTGAAGACAAGCGGCCAAGCTCTCTATCGTCCAACTCCTCTGCCAAGTTGCGATAGAAATCGCCGTCATCAAGACCAACCATGGCCATAGGATCAAAATCGACAATGACGCCACCATCTTCTTCTGCCTCAATCTCTATGCCTTCTGGCAAAATTTCGTTGACTTTACCTACAAAAGTGCCCGGTGCGGCTACCTCAATGTCCAACTCTATTTCTTCTTCATTGATTTCCGGCCCCATGGCCGTGCTATCCATCAACGAAGATAGCTGTGCTTTATCGTCACCATTGGCCATCAGGCTCTCCTAGTGTATGGGGCAAATCCACCCACGCCGCGTCTTATATCATACCCTTGGAACATGTTCCGTGCTACGGGAGCCATAGAACCCACACCGCCGCCCATGGCGTAATTTTTAACAGCGGCCTCTGCTTCGCGTTCCTGCCGCTCTTCTAACCGTTCTTGGTTCTGTTCAGAAAGCTCTTCGTTATACTCTTCTAATTCTTCGTACTGATTTAAAAGTTTGATTGCCGGGGATTCTTCGATACGGGCGCGGATGTAGTCATCCCTGTCTTCCTGCATTCCTTGTCGCGTGGACCGTGCGCCACGGTCCCATTCATCTCCAAATATTACTGAGCCGACCCCTCTTGTCGGATAGTCTCTTTCACGACGAAGAGCATTACTAAAATAATCAAGAGCTTCAGAGCCGGTTTTCCTTTTATACGAACTATTAAGCATCTCAAATAGTTGGCGGTCATCCAGAGCAGTCAAAAGATCCGCAATTCTTACGGCTCTTTCACTTAATCCGGGAAAATTTTTATGCCGGTATTCGTGTGCATAAATTTCAGGCTTGGCAAATCTATCAACGACGTTCACAGTTCCCGATTCTGGGATTACTGTATGCCTTGTAAGACCACGATAATTTTTTCTGTTGTAAAGAAAATCTATAGGATATTTGTCTAAAAAAGTGCCTTCCGGATATTCTTCGTCTGGAGGAGCATAAAAACCTCTTAACACCTTGTTTGTACCAGACTCGGGAGTACTATATGAAGCAATGTTGGGCATTCCCTGATACCGAGCAATAGACGGGTCTATGTCCGCCGCATAGTTGCTTTGAGCGGCAACCTCGATAGCAAACTCATTGTCAAACGCTTGCTTTCGCAGTCGTTGACGCTCCAAAGCCGCTAAGAATTCAGGGTCTTGTTCTACTTCCGCCTCACCACCGTTAGACATGTATTCCATGCCCGCTCTTTTTGGGGTGCGTTTATTTGAAATAACGCCCTCTGAAGGACCGCTTTTGTAA